GGATCCGTCGCCATCTTAATGCGAGTTCTGAACGGACGGGTCTTCTTCCAGGTGATGGATTCGATATATCTAACGCCAATTTGGAATCCCAAGGAGCCCGACTGCCTGATGGCTGTTACGGAGCGCTATAAGGTATCCAGCCTTCAATTAGCAGGCAACGGTTATGAAGTTTCGGATCCAGGTGTTGACTACTGGTTCCAAAGGACGTGGGACACTGACTCTGAGACATGGTATGTTCCGACGACCGTAAGCGATGGTCTTCCCACTGATCCTGATATGGTACGAACCGTCCGGCATGGTCTCGGTTTTGTACCAATCGTTTGGATTCGGAATTTGCCGGGATACTCTTCTACCGGCGACCCAAGCGATGGCACTTGCACGTTCCGATCCGCTATCGAAACGCAGATTGAAATAGACTATCAGCTGAGTCAGGCTGGTCGCGGGTTGAAGTACAGCAGCGATCCGACGTTGCTCCTGAAGGAGCCGATCGGAGCTGATACGGACATAATCAAGGGTGCGGGGAACGCACTCGTGGTGGGTGAGAAGGGTGACGCCCGACTTTTGGAAATCGGCGGCACCGCGGCGGCAGCGGTGATCGATTACGTTCGTACGCTCCGAGAGTTGGCCCTTGAGAGCATTCACGGAAATCGTTCGAGTCCAGAACGTCTCACCGTGGCTCAATCTGGTCGTGCTTTGGAACTCATGAACCAAGGCCTTCTCTGGTTAGCGGACAATCTTCGGATCACCTATGGTGAGGTGGCCTTGCTTTCGCTGGCTCGCATGGTGGCGCGGGCGTCGCTGCGTTACTCGCTACGCACTGCAGGGGGTGACTTGCCACCGATGGACCCATCGACTGTATTCTCACTTAAATGGCCCAGGTGGTATCCCACTTCGTCCGCGGATCGGCAGCTCGACGCCACGACGCTGGAAACTCTCATGAATTCGGGGCTGATTAGCCGAGCGAGCGCGATAAAGGCTATAGCGGACAACTATGACATCGACGATGCGGACGCGGAGATGGCGCAAACTGCCGTCGACCAAGAAGGAAAGATAACCAATTGATTGATCCGACATGCGACACCGAGGCGCAGGACGAACCAGCCGACGATCTCCGAGCCAGGTTGGATAGATTGGAACATGAAACGCAGCAGAATCGGCGATCAAACGAGCAACGGGTCATTCTCGCCGAACTGAAAGTGGAGGCAATGCGGGCAGGAATTGTCGATTTAGACGGGCTGAAATTCCTCAATACCGCGGAAATTCACTTGGATGAAGACGGCAATATCGATGGCGGATCGGAGTTGATCAACCAACTGAAGCGAGCGAAGCCTTGGCTGTTCGCAACTCCGTGGTCGTCCAGTGTCGCCAAAGTGCCATCTTCAAAACCGGCCCGACAAAAGCTCGCGAAGGATATGTCTGATACGGAGTATCGAGCCGCCCGGGCGAACATAATCAAACATTCGGTACCTTAATTCACAACTCCACCTCTTCATCAGGCATCAGAACTTTCACTTGACCAAGGGCTACGCTTTTCATGGGTATCCAAAACTTTCCTACCGTCCTTCAGCCTATTATTCAGCAAGGCTTCCTGGAACGCGAATTCGAGCAAGCGCTGGTGTCGCGGCTCGGGTACAGGGCTTGTGCTGACCGCGAACAAATCGCAGTTGGGATCGGCGAGACTCTTACCAAGACGCGTGCAGGTCTCAGGCCAACGGTCACCGTTCCAATTTCTCCCGCCACGAATACGAACCTCGATAACGGCCTCAGCCCAGGAAATTGGGGGGTCGAACAATATACCATCACGATAAATCACTATGCGGCGACGATGGACCTCAACATGGTCACCGCTCGAGTTGGAATAGCTTCGCAATTCCTTCAAAACGCCTACACCAACGGCGAACAGGCGGCGAGGAGCCTCGATGAGCTGGCTAGGAACGCACTATTCGCTGCGTACTTTGGCGGCAACACAAGGGTTCGTGTGACCCTCGCGACCCCTGGCGTGTCAGTAGCGGTGGACGACCTACGCGGGTGTCAATTCGCATTTGCAAATGGTGTTCAGCAGCCCGTAAGCGTCTCGAACCCGTTGACGGTCACTATCGGTTCGAATGTCTACACGACTATCGGTTCAATCGCCGACGCGACCAACGTGTCCACCACCTGGGGAGGGATCTCCGGTGTTCTGACGCTTTCTGGAAGTGCCTCTGTTTCGGATGGCACGGCGGGAAATACGGTACTTTCTGCGACAGCATCCTCTATAATGCGTCCCTCAGGACGCGGAAATGTCTCACAGCTCATTGCAAGCGACACCTTGACCATGTCTGTCCTGCTGGATTCCGTGGCCCGTCTTCGCATTAACGCGGTGCCGGAAATCGATGGCGCGTACAACTGTCACCTGGACCCTGTCTCGGCACGGCAGTTATTCTCAGATCCCGACTTCAAGCAATTATTTCAGGGGGCCACTTCGGCGAATCAGGTATTCCGAAAAGGCATGACAAATGACTTTCTTGGTCTTCGATTCATGCCGACCACTGAAGTGTTTGTTCAGCCTCATCCGACGTTACCAAATGTTATGATCCGTCGTCCTATTATTTGTGGCGCGGGAGCATTGATTGAAGGGGACTTCGCGGGAATGGCCGCAGATGATGTCGCACCATCAGACTCGATTGTCACCATGGTGGATGGTGTGGCCATGGTCACCCGCGAACCAATCGATCGTCTTCAGCAGATCATTGCGCAGTCGTGGTATTGGATGGGTGGCTTTTGTGCTCCCTCGGATACAACAACAAATTCCACAACTGTTCCGACAGCCACGAACGGATCGTACAAACGTGCGGTTATCGTTGAGCATGTCGGCTAATTCGAAAGGTAAGCTACGTTGTCGATCGGAGCAGTCACGCCATTTCTGCCAGTAGCAACTTCCGCTCTGGCATCAAGTACCGTATCCGCCAATGTTCAGCTCATAGGCAGCGGCGAGGCCGTGCTGGTTACCAACTCAACGGCTTCATTGGCTTTTGTACGATTCGGTTCGGATCCCACGGTGCAGGCAACCGTGGTGGATACTCCCATCCTACCGAACAGCAGGATCTTGCTCCGCTGTGGCCCGCTCGTGTCATATTGCGCGGCCGTCCTCGCTTCCGGCAGTGGTTCAGTGATGTTTACTCACGGTGATGGATCGAGTATTTGACGACATTGACGGATCGCGAGAAGATTGATGCGAGGCGGCATTGTGGCTATCCCGCTTACGGCGGGACAGCAACGGGCTTTTCCTCATGGCGATTTTTTCAGGTATATGGGCTGTTGGAATATCGTCTCAATAACTTGGCTGAATGTGAGCTGGATGTAATCAGAACATATCTGACGACGCTTGCCAGCCTCGAAATCGCTATTCCCCGTGCGTCCGACAATCTCGATACCAATCAGGCGGCGGTCTGGGTAAGAAACCAGAACGAATTTCGTGATCGTGAGCGGCTTTTTGACGATTGGCGAATTCGACTGTGTGCTTTCCTCGGCATTCCTCCGGGACCGGGCCTTCGATCCAATACTCCAAATCTGATAGTATAAAATGGACGAGCACCACCTACAGGATCGCCTTTACTGGGGGCTGAACCGGACGGCGAACGTCCTCGGTCGTGTGACCGACGCTTATCGACCGTGTGGGGCCGCAGACCCACTTGAGCGAACAAATCGGTACCTTCGACTGCGAGCGGCATTCAGCCGGGTTGACGGAAGCTTTACGCAGCCGGTCGGCTATGGAGTGGCGGTATGGCGCGGGCATTTTGACGCTTCATATACCAGACCGGGGGATTATTTGGTTCAAGAAGGTGACATCTGGTTCATCGGTTCACAGCAAGCTTTGCTCCCTGTACTGTGCGTCAAAACGAATCGAACTATATCAATAACACGCCAAACAACCCCTGCCGTCGGATCTTCGTACGACCTTCAGAGCGCAGATTCCACCGTTCATGTAATTTCGAAATGGCCAGCCAGCTTGCTTGGGATCGGCGCTGAGGGCAAATCTCCCACTCGGCTTCCAGGTGACACCACAGTTTCGTCAATGGTTGCCCTCCTCCCATCAATACATGGCCAAATTGTGCAACCGACAGATATTATAGTAGACGAACACGGAACGACAAGCATAGTTGTCGCCGCCGAACTCAGCGACTTTGGGTGGCGTCTAAATGCACGACACGTCTCGACCTAGTGGCTGACCTATCGGATGTCGAAAATGCAGTCGTAGCCGAAGTAATTGGTGGATTGTATCCAAACGGGACCTCGCAAGCCAGCGCCGTAGGGGTCACTTGTCGGGCATATCGAGGCTGGCCATCACCGGCCGCTCTTAACTCAGACCTCACGGCCGGGGTCGTAAACGTGACGGTCTTTCCGGCAACGGTGCCAGATGAGGTACCCGATTCCTACTTTGATAAGCCGTATGCCGCCGTACTGGCTTCTAGTCTTGTGGCGACGGTGGCATTGCAAACCGTCACACTATCCGGCTTGGCCGTGGTCGGTCAGCTTGTCGGTCTGCTTATAGACGGAGCTCCATTTTCCTATACTGTGAATGCGGGAGACACTGCCGAAGGTATCACAGCGAACCTCGCGGCGTTGATCAATGAAACCAAAGTTTCTACCTTTTCAGGACCTACTCTTACGATACCCAGTGCGATAACATTGATTGCCCGTATTGTCGTGAATACTACCGTATCACGAGAACTTCGACGACAACGTCGCGAAATTCAGGTGAATTGTTGGTGCCCCTCGCCGCAGTTACGAGACGCGGTTTGCTCGATCGTCGACCAGACCATATCCGGGTCGCCATTCATCGCTTTATTGGACGGAACCAAAGCACATGTCCGATACGTTTCGACACAGGTTTTTGATCAATCGCAAAACGCGCTTCTCTATCGGCGTGACCTTCACTACAAGTTCGAGTATACAATGATAAGCACCACGGTTGCGCCGGTCATGCTGTTTGGAGATCTGGTCAGAAATGCTACGAGCTTGCTTGTGTAATACATCCGGCAAGGACCGATAAACGGAAGCCAAGAAAGGGTGTTCGCCAGGTTGTGGTGTCGGGGCCGATTTGGTATCTTGTTTTGATCATGCAAATGTCTAAAAATACGACTCGCACAACTGGACGAGGCCCGTGAATTGCTATTCAGTCGTAACTTCGGCCAATTGCGACGGGATTAGCGGTATGTCCGAACAGTCCTGTACGGGTTACTCAACTTTCTGAGCCTGAGACGGATGTATGCGATGCTTATGAAAGCCACCGCCGCCATGCTGGTCAGGTTCTCAAAGATTCGTGCCGGGGGAGCATCGTTTGAGCCTTGCGAGG